ACAAAAAAAGATGAAAATAATAGAATAATTCACACCCATCAAACGTCTCATAAGAAAGCCAATTTTACAATTGTAATATAGGGGGGGCTATGATATTCCAAACGCTTGATGATAAAAAAGAGTGTGTAGGTGTCTATTGGGATGGAAATCTAAGGTTTGACGAAATGCCTGAGAATATGTCAAAAACTTGGAGCTATTCTAATTTTCTAGAAAACAGAGACATTGAATATGCTTCAATTTATTGTTTAGGTAAGAGTATCGATAATATATGCCCATCCCACTTGTGTGCCGACTGGGAGAAGGTAACAGAAAGGCTAAAAGCTTTTATGAGAGCAAACAAAATAGCAAAAGTTAGTCTAGAAGAAAACTGTTTTTTTGACTTAGCGCCGCAAAGATTTCTGAAAGAATATTGCGAAGTTAAGAACAAAATTTGTGAGTGGGTTTTTCAAAATTACGAACGTCCCAAAAATTACGATCATTTGTTGAAAATTCAGAGAGTTTTGGCAGATATAAAATACAAAAAGGTAAAATTTGAAGAAAAAGAGCTTCTGATGCACTGGCATGAGAACAAAGCAAAAGTTCTGCACTCTAAATTTAAGGGAAGGGAAGCCTACTGTAATTACAATTTGTTCGGCTCTATTACCGGTAGACTTACATTGCATAAGCACTCCTTACCCATTTTGAACATGAAGAAAGAATACAGGGCTGCAATCAAGCCTAATAACGATTTTTTCATCGAGTTGGATTATAACGCCGCAGAAGCAAGAGTTGTACTCTCATTGTTGGGTTTGGAACAGCCCTCGCAAGACATTCACGAGTATCATGCGAAAAATTTATATCACTGCTCTAGAGTCGATGCCAAAAAGAGGTTCTTTGCTTGGCTTTATAACCCAAACTCTGAAGACTCCATATCTAGTCAAAAATATGACAGATCATCGATTCTTAAGAAATATAGAACACACAACTCTGTTGAAACTATTTTTGGAAGAAATATAAAGTGTGGCGATTTCCATGCTTTCAATTATCTTATTCAGAGCACATGTGCCGATATGGTACTAGATCGAATGGTAGAGATTCACAATATTTTGAAGGGTAGAAAAAGTTATGTAGCGTTCACTTTACATGATAGTGTTATCTTAGATTTCCACTCAGAAGACAAAGAGCTTATTAGGCAATTAATTGAAGAATATAGAAATACAAAATTAGGTAACTTTAAAACCACAATATCTGCCGGCAAAGATTTATATAATTTAGATAAAATAGATATTTAATGTATTATTTGGAGAAAAAATGAATATTATTGGACTAGGAAATGCGGGCTGCAAAATAGCAGAACTGTTCAAAAAATACCCACAATACACAGTCTTTAAAATAGACTCAGATGAAAAGCTTAAAAGAAAAAAGAATTGCTTTTATATCCCTAAAAGAAGTAGCGTAGAACTGTATGACGCTAACCCCATAGACATCAAAAAGCTCAAGAAAAATCTAGATGAAGACGAAGAAGTGTACCTCATAACATGTGGCTGTGGTAAGGTATCGGCATGTACTCTATGGATTTTAAGGCAACTCACCGATCGAAAAATAAAAATCATATACATCAAGCCTGACACAACATCTATAGATGATAAGTCTGTTTTGATCAATAGGGCACACTTTCATATATTACAAGAATATACTAGATCTGGAGTATTTTATAAGATGTACATTATTGATAACAAAAAGATGAAAGATATTATCGGAAAAACATCAATACTTAACTTTTATCCAAAGATTAATAATTTTATTGTGAACACAATTCATTGGATGAACATCTATATGAACACAGATCCCGTTTTCGATACATATAGAGACGAGTATATAACTTCTAGAATATGCTCGTTTGGGATAATTGATCTAGAAAGGGAAAGCATGGCAGAAACTTATTCTTTAAAAAAATGTAATCAGATTAAATATTTTTATGGCGTCAATCGTATAACAATAGAGAGTGATGAAGAATTAATTGAAAAGCTGAACAGAGTGACTTCTAAAGAGTCCAAAGACGCTTCTATATCATATGGTGTTTATTCTACTGATCTAGATGTTGGCTTCTCTTTCGCAATTAAATCATCCTCAGAAATTCAGTTAGAGGAATAAATGTCAGAGAAATTTAAAACAGTTTTACTTGATCCGCCGTGGAACGAGAGAGGCGGCGGAAAAATTAAAAGAGGTGCCGATAAGCACTACGAATTATTAAAAACACCCGATATCATAAGAGTAATCCTGCAGTCGGAGCACTGGGGAGATCTAGATGATAATGCACATATGTATTTGTGGGCTACGAATAATCATTTAGAAGACGCATTATTTGTAATGAAATCATTAGGATTCAGATATGTCACCAATATAGTGTGGGTAAAAGACAGAATTGGCTTGGGACAATATGCCAGAGGAAAACATGAACTTCTCCTATTTGGCACAAAGGGTATTAAGCATACTTCTGTCAAAAAGCAGAACAATTCTTTGGCTTCGGTTATAGAAGCAAAAAGAAGCAAGCATTCTTCTAAACCAGAAGAATCTTTTCAATGGATTGAAAATCGTTCTCATGGCCCGTATCTGGAAATGTTTTCCAGAAACGAGAGGGAAGGGTGGACAGTTTGGGGAAAAGAAGTGAATAAATAAGCGTCATCAGACGTATTACTATTACCATAAAAAATAAGGAGCAAACATGGGAAATATTACATATTATCGAGGAACTTTTACAAAGGCTAGCGGCGAACTGCGAACAATGTTTTTTGTTCGATCACAGGATCTGCCAAGTAACTTTGTTAGCACTAACACGAAGGGTACTGGAAAGCCTCGCAACCTTCGTGAAGGAATGGAGACTGTTTGGGATCTTCAATCCAAGTCATGGCGAACTTTTAATTGGCGAACTGCTAATACAGAGGAAGTCGTAACTTTTGAAGCAGACGAAAATATTTTGAATAATTTCGCAGCCTAAAACGTATTATAAAGTAGCGGACTGGCAGATCAACCAGTTCGACTTTAGACAAACAGTCAAATAAAACAAAAAGGAGAAAATATTATGGCTATTGATTTTGCAAAGATGAAACAGAAGTTTCAAGCGCTTCAAGGAAACGGGAGCGACAAACAAAACGTATTTTGGAAACCACAAGATGGTGATCAAACTATTCGTATTGTCCCCACAGCGGATGGAGATCCTTTCAAGGAATTCCACTTTCACTATAATGTAGGAAAGAATCCGGGTTTTCTATGCCCTAAAAAGCAGCATGGAAAGGATTGTCCGGTGTGTAATTTTGCTTGGCACATTTATAATGAAGCTAAAGAGAACAACGATACAGAAACTCTTAAGCTTGCCAAGTCGTTGTTCCCTAAGCAACGGTTCTTCTCACCAGTTATTGTACGAGGTGATGAAGGCGAAGGAGTCAAACTTTGGGGCTATGGAAAGATGGCTTATTCAGAGTTGATTCAGCTTGTCCTTAATCCGGACTATGGCGATATTACAGATGTAGATGGAGGTACCGATCTTGTTATTAACTACGGCAAGCCCCCCGGCGCCTCATTCCCTGTGACGAAGATTCATCCTCGTCGTCGCCCTTCTGCCCTGACAGAAAGCAAGGAAACCACACAAGCATATCTAGATGGAATTCCGTCTTTCAAAGAGAACTTCAATGAAAAGACTACAGAAGAAATCGAAGAAATGTTGTCTGGATTCTTGTCCGGAGAATCGACTACCTCTGAAGGCTCAGAGACTACTAAATATTCAAATAACAATAGTAGCGAAGCCACAGACGTCGATGAAGCATTCAAAGAACTGCTGTCATAATTGACACTCTTTAGGTTTGGGGGTTTTCCTTTTGTTCATGATACGAAGAACAATAAAAAACCCTCTTTTTTTTAAATAATTTCAACAATCAAACGTATAATAGAAAAGGAGAAACGATGCCCAAAAAGAAATTAAAATTAGCAACTGGTAAGTTAACATTTAAAGACAAGCTTAAAATGATTAACAAGTTGGCTGGGAATGATGTTGCACATGATTTGACACAAGAAAATCCAACAGATGTTTACGATTGGATTCCAACATCTTCTACATGGCTAGACTCTATTATCTGCAGAGGACGAAAAGCAGGTATACCAGTGGGCAGAATTTCCGAGCTTGCGGGATTGAGTGGGACAGGTAAGTCTTATATGGCTGCTCAAATCTCTGGCAATGCTCAAAAGAAAGGTTATAACGTGTATTATTTCGACGCTGAGTCGGCAATTAGTTCTGAGTTTCTGGAAAAATGTGGTTGTATATTAGAAGAAACAGATGGTTACGGTGATTTTGTATATATCCAAGCTCAGAATGTCGAGTTCGTTTTAGAGACAATCGAAGCGATCTTGTCATCGGGGGAAGAGAACAATCTATTCGTTTGGGATAGTTTAGCTCTCACCCCGGCTATAGCCGAC